ATGCCGCCGGTCTGGGAATATCAGTGGGAGTACATCGACGCGCCATACAGCGGGCCGCCAGATCGCACGAACTTCTGGATGACCGACGAGGAGGCCAAGCATTGGCATGGCTCGACGAAACCGGGCGCACGCCGGCTCGACGAGACGCGGCGCGACCGAAAGGCTCAGGCGCCTATCCCGATCGGCAATGGCAATTTTGGAGCGGCATATAGCGGGCAAGACGCTGGAAAGCCGCTGCCTCGGTTCGACTCACCCGACCTTTCGAAATTGCGCTACTGGTGGACGCACCCCGCCTACTGCGGACGAAGTGACATCCGAGTGCTGATTCTTGAGGTCATACGCCTGCGGCGAAAGCTAGAAAGCGGCGGCAAGACCTGATCAGCGAGCAGCCGCCGTCAGCGCGTCGTAGTCGCGCTCGCACTGCTGGCCGGCGATGCGGGCGGCGTCAGCGTACGCTGCCAGTTCGCCCGCGCGGTCGTCAACGCCGCTGAGCACGTCGGCGAGCACACCGATGGGGTCGCCGGCTGGCGCGCTTCGAGCGGTAGCGGCGGGATGGCGGGCCCGCTCGACGTACACGGCGAGTTGCTTGCGCAGCCCGTCAGCAGCAGCGGAAGCAGCAGCAGCATCGGCCACCGCCTGGTCACGTTCTTTCGCAGCATGGTCTGCGCTCTCCTGTTGTGCCGCGGTGCGGCGTTGCTCCTCGGCGCGCGCGGCATCGACTGCCGCGATCTGGGCCTTTTGCGCCGCGATGGTCGTTGTGCGCACGCCGTCGGCGTGCCCTTTGAAGTAGCCGGTCGCTGAGCCGATGAATACAGCCACCATGACCGCCAGCCAGACGCGAGGATCGAGGAAGGTCATGCCGACACCTCCATGGAATCGAGCGCGCAGAGGTTGCGTGCGTTCATGATCGAGATCAGCTTCTCCGCGTATTGCGGATCCGTCGCGTAGCCGGCCGCCGCGATCGCGCGGGCGAAGTTCGGGCCGTCCTTGAACGCGAACGCCGGCCGGTAGCGCGGGTTGCCGGTCAGAAAGGCTGCGTGGTCATCGATGCTGCCCTGCCAGGTGCTGTACGCGCGGAAATTGGCGGTGATCGTGATCGTCTCGCCGTTGACGACTTCGTGCGTGACCTGCGACGTCATCGGGCCGCGCCACGACGCATCAGCCTTGATCCCGAACAGGTTCATGCCCGGCGCGCGCTTGCCCCAGCTCGATTCGAGCGCCGCCTGCGCGACGGTCACGCTGGCCGGCACTCCGGTGCGCTTCGCGCACGCTTGCGCCGCCGGCGAGATCGCGGCGATGAAGCCGGCGGGCGTCGAGATGTCGGGCGCCGGCGCGACGACCGGCGGCGTTACAGGAACCGGAACCACCGGCGCGGCGGGGATCGGCGGAGCGGGCGCCGCAGCCTGCGGCGTGACGACAACCGGCGCGGGAGGCGTACCAGGCGGCTCCGCCGGCGCAGCGGCTCGCGGGTCAGGTTGAGTGGGCGCAGGGGCACGACCGAAGAGCGCGAAGATCGCGCGAATCAGGTTACTGAGTCCCATCGCTGCCACCTTTTCCGAAGAGCGCCTTGATGCTGCCGATCAGCGCGCTTTGGCTGACGACGCGCGCGGCGACCGTCAACAGCACGCCAACGATCGGCACCCACTGCTGCCCGTGCTTCGGGAACAGCGAGAGCAGCGACGGCGCGAGCTGCGGATATTGGTCCGCGAGCGGCGGGATGGCCGCCAGCAAGATCAGCATCAGCGCGCTGATGCGCACCGACCACCATTTGCCGATCTCGTTCAGATCGTCGATCAGGAGCTTTTTCATCGTGTTTCCCCTTGTTGCTCTGTATGCTGCGGACACTTCGGATACCGTGCTTCCAACATCCGCTGAAACTCCTCTCGCCCTTCCGGACTAGAGAAAAAGAGGTACTCGAACGGGTTCGGCGCGCTCAGGTTTTCACAGAGCACGCCAGGCGCACTCTGGATCACGCCAACGTCTCGCTCAACGACTTGTGGCGCAGCGCGCAACGGGCAAACGACGACCAGCGCCGCGCTAACGGCAAGCCAAGTCCTGAAGTTCATCGTGCGCCTCCGCGCGTGCGGCGTGGAAACAGGCGGTCACGGATCTGCAACAGCAGCAGCACGATCGTGAACACGCCCACCCACCATGAGATGTCGTGACCGTTGAACCACGTCCAGATTGCAACCACGCCCCCACCGGCCGTCGTCGCCGAGGACGACGCGGCCAGCGCGCCGCTCACTGCGTTGCCCGCCATTTCCTTGTCCATTCCGCTCCCCGTTATGCGGACACGGCCGCGTCCGTGCTGTAGACGCGCCACGCACCGTTGCTCCAGTACACCGGCACGCCCGTACCGGCACCGGCTCCCTCGCCCACTTTTCGCCCGTTCTTCGCCCAGGCTGTTTGCCCCTCCAGTGCGCCATTCGGCAGGCTGCCGACCGCGAATGCGCCGAGGTCACCCTGTCCGAACTGGCGCCAAAGCAGCGCGAACCACGTCTGCCAGGCAGGAGCCTCGAACGGAGTACGCGGATCAGGAGGAGTGCTAAGTTTTACGCCCATGTCAATATTTCCATCCGTCGGCGTAGCCCATGTCCTGCAGCTCAGGGATCTGGGCCTTCAGCCGCTCGCCGATGTCATCCCGCCACCCGGGGCTGTTCGGGATCTCGATCTTCTTGATCGCGCGCTTCGCGCGCATCTGCGCGCCTGTCACGCTGTAGTCCGTGCCGGTCGCGATGCAGACGTAGTCGCCAGCCGTCACCGGCATCTTTTCGTACACGATCTTGCCGTCGCGCTCGTTCGGGGCTTGCCCCATCTTCACCTCACAGAGGTGAATGTCCTCGGTCGCGAGCCGCTCGGTGCCGTAGACCGGGTAGCCTGTCGTGTCGCGTCCGGTGTACTTCGTGAACGGGTAGTCCGGGATCGAAATCACGACGCCGACAGCGATCTCGTCGAGCACTTCGAGCGTGTCCTCGCCGTGCAACAGGTCGAGCATCCACTGCGCCGGGTCGCCGACGTGCAGCGCGTCCTGGATGATCCGACACGGCCAACCCGGCCGGCTGGTCGCCTCGAGCGGCCAGGGTACGCCGTCCTCGTCGATGATCGCGGCCATGTCGAAGTACCCGCGGTAGTCGATCGAGTGCAGATGCGCGGTCAGTGGTAGCAGCAGCTTGTCGGCCAGCTTCGATTTCTCGGTGTAGCGCATTACCGTGCCCTGCTCGCCAGTGTTCGGGCCGCTGTCGCCGGGCATCAGCTTCTTGAATTCGAAGTTCTCGAGGAAGTGCCGGCTCCAGCCCTTCGGCCCGAACCAGCCGCCCACCGCCATTTCGATGCCGGCGCGGAATTGCTGCAGGATGAAGCCCTGGTTCTGTGGGTTCTCGACCTTCCAGCGATCGAGCATCAGCACCATGTCGCGCGGCGACTTCGACACGTACGACAGCGCCTTGTCGACGTCGCCGTTCGGCTTCGAGACGTAGCGGAGCATGTTGCGCTGCACGTAGTCCTTCGCCTTGTCGTAGTCGTTGAACTCGACCGAATCCATCACTTTGATGCCGGCGCGCTTGAACACGTCCTGCCCCTTCTGCCGGTTCAGCTCCAGCTCGGCGCCTGCCGCGTTCGGCCCGAAGATCGGGTAGCCCTTCTTGTGGTACGGCGCCAGCGCTTTCATCAGGCTGGAGTTGTCGGTCAGCACGATCAGGTCGGCCCAGCCCATCGCCGCGCGCCAGTCCGAGACTTTGGTCACGAACCCGTCGGCGATGTCGTTGCGCTTGCCGTCCTCGCGCGGCGCAAACCACGCACGCACCTCGTGCCCGCAGTCCTTGCACCGCATGATGAAATCGAGCGACAGCCCGATCTGGTCGATTACCAGAATGCGCATCAATCCTCCGTGATCTGCGGCCGACCTTGCTGGGTCATGGCGCCCGCCACGAAGCCCTGATTCCGCATCGCCGTCGCAAGGCTGTCGAGCAGGTTTTTGTCGAGACCGGCCATGCGCAAGCGCTGCATGCCGCCCGGCTTCGTCGCGATGTCAATGATTTGCCGCGCCTGCGGCTCGGTCAGGCTCTTCGCCTTCGCGAGCCGCAGCCACGAGCCGATCGCACCGCCTCCGACGACATTCAGCCCATGGCCGACGATGCGCTCGGTGTTCTCCTCTTCGAAGGCCGCGCGGCGCGAGCCGCCGCGGGCCATCTGGTCGCTTACGCGCGCGCGGGCCGCCTCGGTGCGAAAGGCCTTCTTGATCTGGTTCGCCGTGCGGTCACCGAGCACCTCGCGGATCTGCGGATCGTTCATTTTGTCGCCGATCTTGTTCAGCACGCCCTCGGGCATGCGCGGGTGCTCGCGGATGTACCGTTCCAGGCCGTCCGTCATCCCGAGCCGCGCGTACTCGCGCTCGAGCGGATTCATCGCGCGCCACTGCTCGATCGGCGCACTCTTCATGCCGAATGCGAACTGCGCGCCCCACTGCTGCGCGCCAAGCATGCCAGTGCCGCCGCTCGACCCCGGCCCTTCACCGCCGATCCGGGCCGCGAGCGTACGGGCCTGGCGCGCCGTATCGCCCGACATGTTCTTGAGCTCCGTCTGCAAGTCGCGCAGCGTGCCGGCGTGCCCGGTCCCGACAGCGTCTTCCGCCGCCGTTCCCAGTTTTCGCTGCAGCTCATCGAGCGCGTACACCGGCACGTGGGTTTCCTGATCGAACGCTGGCAGCCGATCCAGTCGGCCAGCCGCGCGTGCGGCCTGCGCCTCTTCACGAACCTGCTGCATAAACGGTTCGAGAGCGGGATTCTCGAAAATCCGCCGCATCTCTGGCGTGACCGGCACGGTTTCAGTAAAGCGTGCCCTGTCGTATGCCGTAGCCATCTGTTGCTGCAACCCACCGAGATTGTCAGCAAGCTGTTGCCTGATGTGTTGCAGTGGCTGAGACGGGTTGTACAGGCGCGCCGCCTGCCCCTCCGCGTCGCTGCGCAAGCTCTCCGCGAGCTGTCGCGACGTCGAATTCGACACGTCCGCCGCCTTCGTAACGAGGTCCGCGACCTTCGGCGAGAAGTCAACGACGCGTGCGCCCGGGTTGCTTTGCAGAAACGACGCGAGCTGCTGCGGCGTCTTGCCCTCGGTCGCGAGGGCGCGCTTAATCTTGTCGGCCGCCGCCTTCACCTGGTTGAACCCGGCCGGCCCCAACCGATCGAGCAGCGGGCGCAGGACCGCGCCTGCGGCGCCGAGGCCGAGCGCGGCCACCGCGCCCTCCACCGCACCCTCGGCCGCATGCTTCGCGCGCGTCGACATGTCGCCACCGGCACCGGCTCCCATCGCCGCGCCCGCTGCAGCGCCGCCCGCCACCTGTCGGCCGAGCAGCGCGGCGCCGGACTTCGCAACCTGCGCCTTGCCGGCGCCGGGCAGAATCGCGCTCTCGGCCGCTGCCATCGCCAGATCGACGCCGAACGCGGCCAGTGGATGCTGCTGGTCGTACAGGTTCGACAGCTGCCGCGTGGCGTGCTCCGCCTGCTTGCCGAACAGCATGCGGTCGAGATCCGCGCCGAAGCCGAACGTAGCCGCTTGGTACGCCTTCGCGCCGAGCGCGTCGAAGTCGAGAGCGCCGATCGTGCGCTTCGCCGGCTGCTCGCCGACGAGCTTCGTGGCGGCTGGGGCGTCCGATGCGTCTGGCGCGGATGGTGCGTTGACGCCCGCCGGTGCGCCGCCGAAGTCCGCGTCGAGCTTGGGATCGTAGTTCGCCATCACTGCGCCTCGTAGTGCTTGAAGAACTCACGCCAGTCGCGATACCCGGCGTTCTTCTGACCGTCCGGCCGCGTCGGGATGCCCGCGTAGTTCGGCGAGAAGCCCGTCGGCGACTGCGGATCGACGACAAAGGCCGGGCCGAGCGACTGCTCATATGCGGCCCACAGCATCTGTGCGTTCTGCACGGGTGCGTCGGGGTTCGCCTGCATGTACTCGCGCACGAACTCGCGCCGGTTCGTCTCCATCGCCGCGCCGGCGTACAGCTCCATCGCCATCTGCCGGTTGGTCGCGGGCGACAGGTCGACGTTCGGCTTCTGGGTCTTCAGGTTCGCGTACATCGCCGCGGTGAACGACGAGCGGCCGCCGCCGGCGGCGCCCTGCGACTGCTGCATGCGCGAGATCAGGTTGTTCGAGATCTTCTCGAACAACTGGCGATCGTCACCGAACTTCGTCAGCACCTGGCTCACGCCCGGGATGCTCGACCAGCCGCCGGTCGTGACCGGATTCTGCTTGTCGAGCAGGCCGAGGAGCTGCGTCGTCAGGCCCATGATGTCGCGGTCCGACGACGCCCCGAGTGCGTCCTTCTGCAGCACCGTGTTGTTCGCCGTCTGGATTTTCTTGCGCGCCGCGTCCACCTGCTCAGGCGACATGCCGACCGGCGCCGTGGCCTGAATCGACGGTGCAAACGGAATGCCTCTGCCGGCGAGTGCCTGCTGGCGCTGCTGGTCGGCCGCCTGAGCCTGCGCATGGGCGATCCGCGGCGCGTCGAACTTCGCCTGCTCGCGTTGCTCGCGCTGCTGGTCGAGCTGCAGGCGCGCCCGACGGTCCGCAAGGTCCGCCTGATCCTTGATCGTCAGCGCGCGGTCGGCCAGCGTCGCGAGCTTCTGTCGGTCGGCCGTGTAGTCGCCGGTCAGGTTCAGGCCGCGCGCGGCCGCCTGCATTGCCGGGTTCTGCCGCAACTGCGCGATGAAGCCGTCGTAGCTGGTCTGGTCGTTGACGCTCGCCGCCAGCTTCGCGGTCTCGTCGTTCGCGCTCTTCTGCACGTCCAGCGTTTTGCGCTGCAGGTCGATCTGCTCGCCTTGCAGCTTGTCGGCCTGCGCGTAGAACTGCATCGCGAGCCGGCCGTTGCCGTCGCGCTGCGCCCGCTGACCCATCTGCGTGTACATGCTGATCATGCGCTGCTGCGCTGACGTCGCGCCTTGGTACGCGGTTACGGGCGTCTCGACGCCCGCGTTCACGCGCGCGTCGAGCTGCGCGGCCGGCGACGGCTGGCTCTGCGCCTGGTCCAGCGCAGCAGCGCCGGCCGACTGGTTGCCCATTGCCGAGCGCACCGCCGCGAGGTTCGCGGCGTACTGGTTCGTGTTCTTCCCCCACATCTTGCGGTTCGGGCCGCCGTAGTAGGTCTTGTCGACGACAGACTGGTCGCCGTCGGCGGCGCGCGCGTAACCGGCGAGCTGCTGCGCAGCCCAATCGATCGATGCCTGCGGGTTGCGCGGGTCGAAGCCCGCGCGCGCGGCGTTGCCCTTCTCGACCTGCATCAAGCCGATCGATTGCCCGTTCGCGGTCGCCGGACCGACAGCGTCCGCCTTCATACCAGACTCGACGGCGGCGCGCATCTTCAGCTCGTGCCAGTCGACGCCGTACTTCTGCGCAGCGGCTTTGAACATGTCGTCGTACGGCGACGGCGCACTCACCTGCTGCGCGATCTGCTGGATCCGCTGCGGCGTGTACGGCTTGACCATGTCCCCGCTGAAATTCTTGATGCCGCCCGCAGCGGCGAGCTGCGTCGCGCCGGCAGGCTGGCCGCGCGTCGCCGGTACAGCTTGAGCCGCAACGGCATCCCCCGCGGCCGTCGGGTCCGCCGCCTGGCTGAAGTAGCGGTTTTGCGCATCGAGATCGGCAAGCTGCAGCGCGCTCATCTGGTTCTGCGTCGACGCAGCCTGATTCGCGAGCTGCTGCGCGGCGAGCTGGTTCGCGCGCTCTTGACGCGTGTACGCGAGGTCTTCCTGCTGCCGCTGATAGTTCTCGAACCCCTGCGAGAGGCCCGTCAGCATCGGTCCCCAGAGCTTCATGACGTGAACCCCCACGAGTTGCTGCCGCCGTACGTGTAGCCATCGCCGCCGAAGCCAGCCGACGGGCCAAACAGCGCGCCGCTACCGCTGACGTCGCCAAAGCCGCCCGTCGTCGTGCCGAGCCCAGTATCGAAGTTGAAGCCGCCCGTGCTTCCGCTCAGGCCGTTCAGCAGATTGCCGATGCCGTTCGCAACCTGCCCGACACCCTGTCCGACGCTGCCGTACGCGGAGTTCACGTTGCCGTACACGTTCGATACGGCTTGCGCAGCGGCTGCCGGCGAGCCGCTCGATGCGCCGGACAGCAGCGCCAGTTGGCCGAATGCCTGGTTGTTGGCCGCGAGGTCCGCGCTCGCGCTGCTGGCGAGCTGGCCGAAGCCCTGGTTGTTGGCGCCCAGCGCCTGCCCGTAGAGGCCGGACAGTTGCGAGAGCATCGTGCTGTAGTAGTTCGCGCCGAACGACTGGCCGTAGTTCTGAAGCGCCGCGAGCTGGTTGCCGGACGCGTTCAACCCTTGCGCTGCCAGCGTCGCGTTCACCGCGTTCTGGCCTTGCTGGAACGACGCCTGGTACAGCGGCGACGAGAACACGCTGCTCGGGTTTGCGACGAGGTTGTTCAGCTGCTGCCCGAACGACACGCCATTCAGCGCGCCCGTGAGCGGCATCGTGTTGCTGTTGACGTAGTTCCCCATCGCCGTGACGCTCTGCGGCGAGGCATTGCCGTACGTGCCGGCGGTCGCCGCGTCGGCGAGCGTCTTGCCGAACTGCGCGTTGTACTGGCCGAACGGGTTCGCGATGCCGGCGAGCTGGTTGCCGAGCTGTTGTGCCTCCTGCGCGGACAGCATCCCGCCTGCGATGTTCGCAGCGCCCTGCGCGACCTGTGAGCCCCCGCCACCGCCCCCTGTGATTGCGCCGATGACCGGCCCGGCGACTGCTCCGACGATCCCGCCCATCAGATCACCTTCGTGTAGATGCGCTCGGCCTCAACGAAGCCGAGCCGCTCGAGCACCCGACCGAAGTCGTGGTGCATCTTGCAGTTGGTATAGACCCGCTGCACGCCGAGCGGCTTCAGGCTGTCGAATGCGAAGCGCAGAAAGCGCACGCCATTGAAGCCTCGGCGGTGTTGCGGGCGAAGGTAGGTGATGTCGCTGGTCGCGGTGTAGCTCTGCCGATAGTGCAGATGCGTCATCAGGATGAAGATGTGATAGCCGACCAGCTGCCCGTCAGCGCGCGCAGTGGCGACGTGCACCATGCCGGCGCGGTCGAGCGCGTCGTAGCGCTCGTAGTCGGGGTCGAGCTTGATCACGTCCTTGTTGAGGGCGATCTCGGCCCAGTGCGCCGGATACAGCAAGCGCATCTCGTCGATCGCCTGCGCGTAGGGCTCGACTGCGAAGGTGAGCTGGTCGGTCGTCACTGATCGCCTTCCTCTATACCGAGTTCCAGTTGGTAAAACCGCACCTGGAAACCACCGATATAGAGCAAAGCGAAGGCTCGACGCCGGAACGCTCCCGCTCGCCGCAGCATTGCTCGTGCGGCTCCCAGATTGACAGGACGGAATGCGCTCCAGGTATTGAAGTCGTCATCGGAGTATCCGACGTACGCGGTGTCAGCGACCTTGTCGCCGATGACTTCAATGCGTTGGCAGAATTTCGTGTTGTCGGACCCGAAGTCCCCCGCGTTCGTACGCAGCAGGCCGTAGATGAAGGTGCCGTTATCGCTCGACACACTCTCCAGCATGCTGTACACCCTGCCGTCCGACTTCCCAAGCAGGTAGTCGGTGTTGTTCGCGTAGGCATACATCACCTGCGCGAAAACGTTCTGCACGTACGGCGTCACGATCAGTTGCCCGAGGCCGGCGGCAGAGTTCAGCACGGTATCCGCGTTGATGTCCGTCGTGTTGATGGTGTCGGTGTTGATCCCGCCCACCATCGGCTGGCCGACCGTATAGCTGATCGTGTTCGCGTCGATTATAGACGGAACGAACGTACCTAGAAAGGATTGCGAAGTATTGGGGCTCGACACGTTGATGACCGCCCCGGCCGTCAGGCCGTGGTTCGGAATCACCAGCGTGACCGTCGTCCCGTTCAGGTATGAAACCACCGCATTCATCGACTGCGAGCTGAGCGCGGTCGACGACCAGCGGCTCCAGAGCCCCATCGTCACGTCGTAGACGAGCGTGACGTTGCTGACCGTGAGCGTCAGCACGTAGTAGGCGTGCCCGTTCGTCTTGATGAAGTATGCAAAGACGTTGGTCAGCGGATCGGCGTTAAGCACGCGATCGACTCGCTCGTCCGAGATGGGCGTCGGGACCAGACCGTTCATGATGTAGACGCTGCGGCCCTTCTGGTGCGTCTGGCCGATCCAGAAGATCGTGTTTTCCGTCGCAACGACTGAAGCACCGCACGCGCAGCCGACGTTCGCGGCGGCGGAGAGGTTCGGCAACAGCGGGCTGCCGGGCGGCGTATTGCCAGCGTCCTGAAAAAAACCGATGCTGAACTGGCCGAAGCCGATCACGTAGTTGTATAGCCGCGAGATAGCCGCCCCCGGGTCGGCCGAGCTGCTCGCCACAATCGAATTCAGCGCGTTCCACGTCGCCGGGGTGTTCAGGTTGCTGTTCCAGATATTCCCGGCCGGATCCTCGACGAACACGTAGCCATCCATGTAGGCGACGCCCGGAGCCGTCACCGCCGGGTAGTTCGCGTCCGTGACCTGCGCCAACGTCGTGCCGTTCCAGGTGTAGGCCTTCGCGTTGTTCTTCAGGAACACCGCAGTCCCGCCCGCACCGGTCAGCGTGAACTGGTATGGGCTGGTCGAATCGACCGTCCCCTGCGAAATACCGTCGACGTAGAACGTGCTGCCCACGATCGCGAGCAGGTGCGTGCCGAACGCGAAGAAGCCCAGCGCCGCGCCCGCCGCCATCGCAGGGATCGCGCTCGCGAGCTGGACGCCGAACCGGGGGATCGCGAAGATCCGGCCGTCCGTGTTCTTCGACGCGCCGTAGTTCCAGAGCAGCGCGTCCTTCAGCAGCGTCGAATCGCGCGACGAGATGGTATTCGCGAGCTGGATGCGCGGCACCTCTGCCATCACATCCTCCGCATATCAGGCTGCAGGTACATCGGCGCTTCTTCCTGATCCCAATCGAGCATGTCGTTCAGGTACTGCTCCGCGCGGCGCTCGATCCGGTTCGCGACGCGCTCCGGCACGAAGTATTCCGTCAGCAACTCGTTCGCCAGCCCGTATTTCAGCGCGTTCTGCCACTCGATCGGGAAGTCGAAGTTGTCGGTGCTGTTGATCACGTCCGCGATCGGCCGCTGGCACGTCAGGATGCACACGTTCGGGTTGCTGTCCGGCGTCAGGAACAGGTAAAGCACCCCGTTGCCGAGTTGCGGGTCGTAGTAGAACGAGTTCGGCGTGCCCTGCGCCGTCTTGTTCCCCATCAGGTCGTATTCCTGCCGCGACAGCTTCACGAGCGGCACTTCAAGCGCCGGGTTCGTGTTGGCGTATTGCAAGCGCGCCATTGGGATCCGCAGCGGCCGGAAGGCCTGCAACTGCGCGTTTGTCGACGTCGGCCCGAGCTGGTAGCTGGTGACGCCCTGTTGCACGGTGAACGGTACGTCAGTTACACACCACAGCGGATAGTCGCGCGTCATCCACTGCTTAATCATCAAGTTCAACGCCTGCGCGGCATTCGTGATGTCCGACTGCGGCGGGGGTGCGTCATCGTTGAAAGTGCCCATCAGGCGGAATGCTGCCTGGATGAGCGTGTCGCGCTGGATCGAGTAGGTGTAGGTCGTCATCACGCCACCCGCATGATGTAGCAGAGGGCGTAGTACGGCGGCAACGTAGAGAACGCAGTGCCGGACCCGGTATTCTGGATCGTAATGCCGGTTCCAGCAGCGTTGATGCTCACGTTCGCGTTCGCTCCCTGAACGGACATACCCGTACCGCTCACGGAAGTCGGCGGTGTTGCAGAGCCCGCGACACCGGTGCCTGAGAGCGTCGTGACCGTCGGGCCCGACGCGCCGCCGAAACCGTTAGCCGCGTTGTTGATCGCTGTGTAGTGGGAGTGGCCGGGGTCGTTCAGTCCGTGGCTGTGTGCGGATTGCGAAACACCGTGCGAGTGCCCGGTGTCCGTGATGCCGTGATTGTGCGGGGGCAAATTGGCGACCGACAGCGTCGCCGTTGTCGCGCCACCGGTGGCGCCGACCGTATAACTGTTGCCGGCGCCGACGACAAATTTATCTTCGAGGTTCGGCGTGCCGTTCGAACCATTACAGAGCGCCCAGTTTTCCGGGATGTTATTCGCTGCTCCGGACCAAAGGATGATCCCGCCGATCGGCACGACCCCGTTGAACTGTCGCAACTCGGCCGCAACCGTCCGTTGCGAGACGATGTCGCCGGCCGACCACGCGCGCGCGCTCGTTCCGTCCTGGCCGCGCTGAATCGTGAATACGTTGCCTGCGACCTGTGTCACGAGCACGATCTCGATGATCGTCCGTGTGGCCGCGTCGGTGATTGTCGCGTAGAACGAGTCCGGCGCAACCGGCGCGGGAAAGAGTCCGGCCTGCCCTGCGTTCAGCGCGAGCGATGTCGCTGCGGAGCTGATGCCTGCGGCGAGAGTCCCTGCGGCGTTGTTGGCGTAGAGGAGCGTCATTTCAGTAGCTGAACGCGTTCCAGGTAGAACCGTTGCACGTGACGAATGCGCCGTTCGTACCGCCGCCGGCCGTGACCTGTTGGTGCCATGCCGTAATCGCGGCCGACGCGTCCGTGATGTGCGCGATGTACCCTGCCGTGCCCGTATTGCAGGTCGGCAGAGCCGCGTAGGTCGTGTTCGAAACCTGCACGCCCTTACCAACCTGCACGGATCCGTCTGTGTTGCCGACGACGGCATTCGTGAAATTCGACGCGAAGCAATCTGTCGAGTGCTGCAGCACGATCGAGCCATCGGCCGAACTGGTGACGTTCGAGATCAAGCGCCACTGGTTGCATGTGCTCGCCGGAAAGAGATTCAGGCGTGCGTGGTCGTACTGCATCGTGAGTGACTGATTACTCCAGAGCGCGCCCGTACCATATACCCCGTTGAGGTAGAGCCCATACGTGTGCGCGCCGGTGTCCTGATACGAGTAGGTGCCCGCTGCGGCATCGTAGTAGCTGGCATTCTGGACGGACTTCGAACCAGTGACCTGATACCCATTCACCCATTGGTAAGTCGTCGCACTGGGCGTATAGACTGAAATGCCTGCTTGAATCGTGTTGGTGCCTGCGTCGCCCGAGATGAACAAGTTTTGACAGGTCGCGCAATTGCTTCCCGAGTTGTTCGTCATGTCGATTTCGAACGCCGGCGCGAAGCCGCCGGCCCAGCCGGAATTCAGTACGAGATCAACATCCCCAGCCCATACCTTTCCAGCTCCGGGTCCGGCCACGGCAGACACGAAAAACGGCATTTTCGCGTTGCACTGATTCACGCACTGGTACGCCCAGGTAACAGAGCCATCCGTGATTGCGGAGCCGGTGCCGCTCGGACCAGAGCCGCTACTCGCCGAAGTGCCGCCAGTCGTCGCCTTGTATACGTTTCCCGCGTTGTCGATCAGCGCGCCCGTAGCGTAGGCGGTGCTCTGCGCCCACGCTGCTGCGAAACCGGTATTCATGGTCGCATTGATCGAAATCCCCGTCTCGGAGATCGTCGCGTCCTGTGCGGTGGTGAATCGGTACAATCCCTGCGCGCGTTGATGGTCACCAGCGTTAAAACCGACGGTCGGGTAGAAGCTCAGGTTCGACCCGGCACCGTTCCCGTAGACCCCATTGACGCTCGACCCAGTCAAATCGGTCACCGGCCCTGACGCCCCGTTGGTAGAAATGGCGACGCTATTGAGACTCGATAGACCAGACGCATTAAGCGTCGTAAACGCACCGCTGCTCGGTGCGCTGCTACCGATCGTCGTGCCGTTGATCGCTCCTGCCGGGATTGTCGCGGAGCCGTTGACTTGGAGGTTTTGGACTTGATACGTCTGGCCGAGCGCGATCAGCGATACCAGCAGCGCCGCGACGCCCGCAAAGATTCGTTTCATACTTGAACTCCTGCCGTGTTGCACCACACGGTCGGTACGACCTGCGCGCAATAAATGAGCTGTCCGTATGGGCCCAGCGTGAGGTCAATGAATAGTTGTCCGAGAGCTGGCGCGGCCGGTCGCACCGAGCCCACCAGAGCGGGGAAAAAGTTTTCGTTGATGTACTGCGTAAGCAGCGATAGCGGCACATCCGCCGTCGCGCCCGCGACGACGCCGGTCAGCGTGTCAGTAGGCTGAAGCGAGCGGTTACCGATCGGGTAGCTGCCTTGTTTCATCTAGGAAGTCGCCAAGATGGGGGTGCCGAAAAGATCGAGGATCGGGCATCCGTTCGTGTCGAGCAGAATCTCACTGATAGTGGGCACGAACGGCGGCTGCACATCAGGACGCGACCAGGGCACGTACTGCCGATCGATGACGCCACGCACGAAATCCTGCGGCTGCCGCGGGTTCCAATCCTGCGGGCAACACATCAGGCCGTCCCACCGCTCCTTCAACTGGTTCGAGTGGTAGGCCTGCCCGCAGACGTCGCAGATCGCCTTCCACTGCCCTCGCTTCCAGAAATCCGCGCGGCCCATCGCCGCCTCCTTACTGCTTCACCAGGCGCAGCAGCAGCGTGTAGCCGTTGTCGACCGTCGTGCTCGCTCCTTTCGTCGCGATGCCGATACCGCCCGTGGCGCCGGTAAGGCCCGAGGGCACGTACAGGCCGCCGAAGTCCCGGAAGTACTTGTTCGCGCGACCGATGCAGTCGTAGAACTGCTGCGGCGTCGTCGCGTCCCAGTACAGCAGAACCTGCATCTGCACTTCGGCCTGAATATCCCACTCGATCGAGTCGACGCGCAGCTGCGCCGCGCGCTGATTTCGCGCCTGGTCGATATAGCCGAGAGCGGACGGCAGGATCAGTTTCTGGTATGCGAGATCGCCACCGCCCGCGCCACCGTTATCGCCTTGCACCAGCAGCACGGCGTTGCGCGGGCCGTCCTCGAGTACCCGAGTACTGACGGTTGCGGGCATATCAACGCTCCTTGAACGCGCCGATGAAGTCGAGCGTCATCGACGTGCCCGCCGCGTTCGTGCCAGTGTTAATTGCCGCCGTGAGCGCGAGATTGGCAGTCGGCAAAGCCGGGCTCGTCAGCGCAGCGACAGCGCCCACATTCTGCGGACCGTTCGACGTGCCCAGAAGCGACTGCGGCACGTAGCCGACCAGTTGCTTGTCGATGTAAGCGCGTACGTTACCGGTCCGGGACACCTCGAAGGCGAGATCGAGCGGCGTCGCGTTTGCCAGCGTATAGGCCGCGGTTGGCAGATTGACCGATGCGACCGTACCGCCCGACGCTACATTCAGCACGATCTGGCTCGAGCCGGCAGCCTTGCTGAACCAGATGCCGTCGGTGATGCCGCCGGAGAACGGCGTCGTGTTGACGTTCGTCAGGCCCAGCACCCATGCATCGGTCGATACTGCTGCGGCCGACGACACGCGCGCTTCGCAGAACACCTTCTTCGGCGTCGAATTCACGGTAAAGCTCGCCGTGGTCTGGATCTGCGCGATGTCGCTGGCGGCCGCGCCCGTCGAGAGCGTCGCCACGCCGCCGTCGCCGGCGGCGTTCGCAAGCGCCGCTCCGGTGCCGCTCACCGTGTACGCGGCCGCGGGTACGCGTCCGTCGAAGTCGTCGAAGAACTGGTGATAGAAAAACGGGTTCGGCACGCCGCACGCATGCAGCGGCTGGAACGTTTGATCCGTGCTCAGGCCAGCGGGCAACGCGGTGGGCGGCGGGGATGCAATGACGCTCATGAAGCGCTCCTATCAGTACATCGTTTTCCGGTGCTTCACGCGCGCACTCGTCGTGCTACGCGCGACGCCGCGCGCCGGCTTCGACACGCTGAGCAGCTTCTCCGGACCACTCATCGACGCCGAGCCCTTCACGGGCACGCGCGCTTTCGACTTGTGATCGGTTTTCGAGAGCACGCCGGAACGGGATTTCTTGTTCATCTGGGTCCTCACTAAGGCAACGGGGCGCGAGGCCCCGTTGCCCGGTCAGCGTCGATTACGGGCCGTTCGAGCCGAACACGCCGCGCCAGTCGGCCATACCGACCGAGTAGCGCTCGTACGCCTTGTACTTGATGTTCCCCGAATCGAAATCGCCGTCGTCCGCGTACTTGATCTTGTTCCGCTCGAACAGAATCGGGCCTTGCTTGGCCATGATGTTCGTGCGGATGAAGAACGCGTGCGGCGCCGTGAAGTAGCGGTTCATCTTCACGCCTTCCGGGAACATGTTCAGGTACTTCAGCGCGTTGATGTCGTTGTTCGCGCTACCGCTTTGAAACGTCGACTTCAGGATGCGCTGCGCGTTGAACATTTCCGACGGATGCACGTGCAGCGAGCGCGGCATCAGCGAAATGCGGTTGCCGCGGTCGTCCGTGGTCAGCCACATCTGGATGCTCAGATCCTCGAGCGCGGCTTCCGACAGGTCGGCCGCCACCGTCAGGGTGTTCGTGCCGGTGCCGCCGCCTTGCAGCGGGTGCGAGGCGCTGATCACGGGCACGCCGTCCGAGCCGTTGCGCGTGAACATCGTGTTGTAGAAGTTGCCGACGATCGTTTCCTTCGTCTGGCGGAACGAGAAGCCGAGCGCTTCAGCACGTTCCGACGCGACCTGCGGATACAGGTTGTCGTCGATTTCTTCCTGCGTCACGATGTAGCCGAGGCCATACGCGATATGGATGAAGCGCGTGATGAAGCCCTGCCATTCGCTGTCGTACATCGTCGGCGTGCCTTCCGGCTTCGCCGGCGCGGCGCCGTAACCGACGACCTGGACGATCTCTTCGTACGCCTTCTTCGAGCTGAAGACCTCGACCAGCGGCTTCCATTCCTGCGCGGTCTCGTTGTAGCCACGGCCGAAGGTCGCAAACAACCCCGGCCAGAGCAGTTTCGGCAAATTGCCGGTGGTGATCACACCTGCCATCTCTTTTCTCCCTGATAGCCTGAGTTGTTACGCGCCAGCCACGCCCGAGCCCGCGAGCTCGTGCAGGTTGAACTTCACGATCCAGCGCGCATTCGCGCCCAGCGAATTGCCGCCGCCCGGCGCCGGGCGCTGGGACAGCCCCATCATCTTGAGCGGGAGCGTGGCCGTGGTCGCGACCGTCGACGTCGTCAGCACGGTGGCCGAGATCGCGAGCGGCGAGGTCGGATTCGTCGGCGTGAAGCCGGCGTTCTTGCTCGCGGCCGTCGCGGTGAGTGCCGACAGGCCGTCATCCTGCAGCTCGAAGAGCTGGTTCGGGTCGTCGGCGACCTCGACGTAGTAGCCCTGCGTCTTCGTCGCCGGAATGCCGATGTTCTCCAGCGCGAGCGGCGTGCCGATCAGCGACGGCGTGCCGACAGCGGGAACCGGCAGGACGCCGACGATTACGCCGCGCTGATATTCGGACGCGGCGCCCGTCGACTTCGTCACGCACGGAAATCCGTTCGCGGTGTCGGCGCCGACCACCGACTTCACCGCGTCGCCAATCGAGTACTGGTTCGCATCGCTCGACGGGATGTAGTAGATGTTGGTCTGACCTTGGTACGTGTTGATGCCGCGCACCGGAACAAAGCCCATCGGGGCAACCACGTTCGCCATTGCTTCTCTCCCTGTTCAGATCACGTCACGGTGCGCGTGAATTCGCCTTCGCGTCGCACCAGTGCCGATCGGCGGTTGTCCGGCAAGTATTTCTCGCCGATCCGATCAGCGTTCATGCCGCCTTGACGAACCATGTCGGCCTCCGTCTGCTTGACCTTCGTCATCGCATCGTTCTGGTCCTCGTCGTACCACTCCTGGCGGATCTTCATCAGGTAGGCGTACAACGGTTCGTTCCGGTCCGTCGTGCCGACGATCGCGCGGATTTTGTCGCCAATATCCGAATTGCGCTCGACGACCTTGTTGCTTTCGGTCAGCTCGACCTCGTCCTTCTTGACGAACTCGTAGCCGCCCGACACGGCGCGCTGCAGGCGGCCCGGCGTGTCGTTGATCCAGTGCAGGTGAAAGCCCGGGATCTCCGTCAGCACGTCCAGTTTCTTGTTCGTGCCGTTGAACACGCCGCGCTGCCGCGCGCGCACCTCATTCACGTTCCGGTCGGCCTGTTCGCGGGTCGCGCGCACTTCGCGCGACACTTCCTGCGCGACCAGGTCGGCCGCCTCCGTCGAGCCCTTCGCATCCGCCGTGGCGGCCAGGGCGTCCAATCGTTCACGAGCGCGCATCAGCGTTTCCTCCGTTCTTCGTACCCGTAGTACAGCTCGACCCATTGCTGGCGGGTGATCCCGCCTTCCGCGACAGCCTCGTCGCACATCTCTCGCGCGTCCTTCGGCAGCGAGGCATACGTGCCCTTGCCCGCCGATCCCGACGTCGCACCAGGCGTCGTTTCCTCGACCGGGCTACCGCGACGGGTGAACTTGTGCGGAAATGCGCGCTTCACGCGGCGCGAGACTTCCTCGAGGAGTTCGGGGAACGGCATGTTCGGGTTCTGCTGCCGGATCTGCTGCCCCATCCCGCCGGCGTACGCCGACAGATCCTCGTCGCGCTCGAACCACGGATTACGCTCGGCCCATTCGACGAGCACGGGGTTCTTGCGCCAGTCCTGCTGCGGAGTGCTGGGTTTCGATGCAGTGCTTTCGGGGGCTTCCGGGAGGTCCGGGCCGCGCTCGCGGAGCGTGTCGATCTGCTCGTCGATCTCCGCCGCCTGGTCATGCTCGCCGGCTCGGATCGCTTCGCGCTTCTGCGCCTTCAAGAAGGCGATCTGCTGATCGAACTCTTCCTTCTGCTTTTTGATCTGCAGGTCGAAGATGCGCTTGTGAGCGGCATCCATACCCTGCATCTGCTTTTTCAGAGCGTCGAGCTCTTTCGCCTGACGGTCCAGCGCCTTGCGCAGCTGGCCGTTGTGCTTCGAGTGATTCTCGAGGAACAACTCGGCGTCCGACCACGGGGCCCGTCCGGTGTACTCCTCTTCGGGTACCCAGCCCAGCGCTCGCGCCTGCTCCTCTACGTCGCCCGCCGTCGTGTCGTCGCCGGGGTCCGTCGCAGTTGAACGGTAGTCCTGAATATCTTGGGTGTCAACGTTCTGATCGTCGACTTGCTCGTCAACCTGCATTTTCCACCTCCGTTTCGAGGCCGACCACATCCAGATCGTTCAGGATCCGGTACTTGGCGCCATCGTGGCCGGCCCATACCAGGCCGGAGTATTTACCGAACACGATACGGTCGCCCGGCTTGCACCAGTCACCGACGGTCGTGTCCTTCCAGCAGCCATCGCCGACAGCGACGACCGTACCCTTCACCTGCGCCATCTCGTCGCGGCCGGTCGTTTCCTCCGGCAGCACGATGCCGCTCGGCGTCTGCCTCTCGACCGAGTCCGGCTTGACGAGCAGGCGGTGCCCCAGCGGTTGGAATCCCGATGTGTTCTTCACGACACGGCCTCCTCGGTGGTGCGCACGACGTCGTCGTACTCGAGGTCGATGATCCGCTGCGCGAACCGGACGTTCTCGACCGCGGCGAGGTTCGCGACGGCGATGTCCTGCGCGTTACGGCCTGCGGTCAGCTCGCCGGCCGCCCAGCCATCCTTCGCGAGCGCGATTTCAGCCTTGAGGTACGCCTTGAACGCCAGCGTTTCCGGCTGGGTTTGCCATGCCTCCCACTGCTCCCTGCTGAGGGGTGTTCCCATTGCTTGCTCCTGGTTGCGTTTGCGCCATCTGGTCGAAAATCTGCGAATAACCGGCGATGGCCCCGGTCAGTTGATCCTGGAATTGCTTGGCGGCGCGCAGTTCCTGATCCATCAGGGCGAGGATCTGGCCGTTCTCGGCGACGCCGGCTTCCGTGCGCAGCTTCAGCGCCTGCGCCTCGAGCTGCATGATCTTGGCCTGATTCAGGCGTGCGTTTTCCATCAGCTCGAGCTGGTGACGGCGGTCGGCGGCCTCGATCTTGGCCTTCTCGACGCTCGCCTTGATCTGCGCGACCATGACGTTCGGCGGCGGCGACGGCTGCTGCGCGCCCGGCGTGCCGGGTTTCGGAAAAATCTCGTCGATGTTCGGCACTTCCATGCTTTCGAGCAGCCGGCGCTCGACCGCGTACCGGTTGTACCCCGGCATGGAGCCGGCCAGCTGGCGGATCGTCATGTTCCGCTGCACGAGCTTCTCGCGCGACGCGATCGTGGGGTCCGCGCTGGGCAGCACGGATTTGTTGGACTCGAAATAGTCTTCCCAGAGCGCGTACCCGCCGTTGCCGGTGTCATCGGCGTAGTCGAAGCGGCCCGATAGCGGCTTCGCGAGGTAGTTCAGGCGGTAGATCAGGCGGAACTCGCGCTTCATCGCGCGGTACGTGCGTTTGTAGATGCCGTTGAAGACCTTCTCGCCCTGCTCGATGACGGCCTCCGTCGTCCCGACCTTCTGGTTCTGCCCGGGGTTCTCGCCGGTCGCTGCGTCGGTCGCCATGCCGATGCGCGCGCCCCACTCGATCAGCAGGTTCAGCAACTGGAACAGGACGCCCGACGGCTCGCGCACCGGCAGCGGGTAGATGCCCTTGTGCAGGTCCTCGGCCGTCGAGTCGGTCCGCTTCCACTCCTGTGGCTTGAAGCTGTACTCGCCGGTGCCCTTCAGGCGGATGCCGCGCGCGAGGAAGCCGCCGCCGAGGTTCGACATCGTGCCGGCGTCGAACATCTGGTTCATCGCCGTGTCGACGGCGTCGTTCACCGCGCCGAGCAGCATGCCGAAGCCCATGCCGTAGATCGAGCCGTCCGGCGCAGGGATGAATTCGAGCTTCGAAAAATACTGCTCCGGTTCGATGCGCACGATTTCGCCGGCCTCGTTGCGTTCGACTCGATCCTCCTCGAAGCGCGCGACGAGCCGATATAGCGTGCTGTCGTCCGCACGGACCGACGCGATGTACGGCTCGCGCATTCCGTCGCCGTCCAGGTCGATCCAGCAGTGCTGCTCGAGCAACATGATCGGCATGTCGTCATCCGCGGCGGGCGGCTGGATGCCGGAAATCTCGTTCTCGGCCTCGGTGATCACGCTTGACGCTGGCATGCTGCGCGGCGTCTCCTCATCGGACGCGTCGTCCGGTGCCGACGGCGACGCGACGCGCGCGAACAGCCCGCGGCGCACGCGCTCTTCGATTTCATCGCGCGACAGGCCGATCACGTGCGTGATGCGCGGCGCGGTTTCGAGCGACTTCGCCCAGTAGTTGACGACGAGGTCCTTCGGCATCACGAGCTCGGACACAACGCAGCGCCGGCTGGAGCTGTTATACGTCTTCTTGAACGCGCAGCCCATGATCGCCTGGACGATCAGCGCCTTGTCGGTCGAGTCCTCCCACTGGGCGTCCTCTTCCATGACCTGGAAGCTCATGTGCTCCGACACGCGCTTCGCGCGCTGCGCCTTCTTCCCATCCGGGTCGTCACCGATCACACGGCACTTCACCGGGTAGCCGCTCGGCACCAGCGCCGGGTAGGCGCGGGCGTGATACTGGAGCGTGGCGATCGTGATCAGCGGGAACTTGATGTTCGACGCCTTCGGCCACGGCCACGTCTTCTCCTCGGCCAGTTGCATCACGCGCTTCTCGGCCTCGGCGTACCGGTCCTCCCACTGCGACCGGCTCTGTTTGTCAGCGTCGTACTGGCGGCGAACGGTCTCGCCGACGAGCGCGACGTCGTCCTCGTGCATATGCTCGACGAGATTGTTCGATCCGACGATCGTCTCGAACTTGACGGGGTGTGCGATCTGCATCTCAGTATCCGGTTGTGCGGTTGCGGCCGCTCTGGTTCGCCTCGGCCAGCTCCTCGGCGTATTCCTGCTCCTCGAGCTCGTCCTCGGTCGGCGGCGCAATCACCTCGTCGAGCGCGAGACCGAGCTGGCTGAGCGTGTCGACGATGTCGTCGTGCGCGCCGCGAGGGAACTGCAGCAGTTCCTGTTCGACGTCGTCATACCAGTCCGCGCCCTTGTCGAAGCGCACGCGGCCGGCCTTCATCCGCGCCTGGATCGAGCGGGCCCGCGTTACCTTGTCCTTGCCCGGCACCATCAGGTGCAGCGAAAGGAACGTGTTCCTGCGCGCCATCTCCTCGTTCAGATACGGGCCGAGCGCTTTCAGGATGGCGCCGGACTCGACGAACCAGAGCACGGGCTCGTACTCCTCCTGCACGGCAAAAATGTGGTCGACCAGCGTTTTCGGATCCCACCGGCCCTTGCGGCAGTCGACGATGTCGAGGTATTGCGCGGCGTCGAGCGTCGCGACGCTGATAACGGAGCGGTCGGCCGACTGCCGGGTCGACACCGCGAGATCGACGGACGCGTAGAAGTTGACCAGCCGGCGCCCCGGCGCCAGTTCCCAGTCCCGGTAGCACTCGTCCGGCAGGTCGAGCAGGTGCTCACGCTCGAAGAAGGCATTGCCCTCGGCGATCGGCCGGTTCAGATACTCCTGCGAATACGCGTCGGCCTGTCCCTGGTTGACGAACGTCTGGCGCACCGCGCGCAGCCGCTCCTCCGTCCATGCTTCCGGCCAGAGGATGTTCGTGAAGTCGTCGAATGCCTCGTGCGCGGCCCAGAGGTGCGTGACCCAGCCCGGGTCGTCCATCAGCTCGGCGAGCAACGAGTTGAACGCGAGGATCGTGCCGACGATACGGATCAGGCAGTCCTTTGACCCGGCCGGCAAGAGCTGCTTGAAGAACCAGCCCTTGAATTTTTTCAGGCGCTCCGGGTTCGTCACGATCTCGTCGAATTCAAGGTCGTCGCCGAGGATCAGGTTCGGTCGCTTGCCGCGCCACTTCAGGCCGCGCAAACGCTGCTCGGAGCCCTTCGCGATGACGCGCACCAGGTGCCCGTCAGCGAATTCGATGATCAGCTCCGTTTCAGTGTCCTTCAGCAACTGCTTCACGCGGAAGTCAGCGCAGAGATCCTCGTTCTCATAGAACTCGGTCTTGATCTCCTTGAGCTGGTGCACCGCCTGCGTCTCGGAGTCGGACACGATCATGATGTGATCGCGCATCCGGAACACGATCGCGGCCAGCGCAAACGTCAGCGTGATCGACGTGCTCTTCGAATGTCCGCGCGGCGCCGCCCAGGCGCAGTACATGTTGTCGTCGTTCGCCGCCTCGTCCCACATCGTCCGGTGGAAAGCCGCGGTCGGCGCCGGCGAGTCGAATTTGTCGAACAGATAGACCTTCTGGAAGCCCTCGATCAGCGCGGCGTCGAGCTTCGTGCGCGCAGGCTTCAGGTTCGGCCGCGTGACGCGGACGGTCTGAGTCGGTGAGCGCGCGAGCTGCGGCATGTCAGGCCCCGAGGTTCCGGCCGAGCGCCCACGCGCGCGCCAGATCAGAATCCGAGCGCGAGCAGACCGAATCGAACACGACGATCCAGCGGCCGCACACCATCGCGAGGTGCGGCTTGCCGAGTCGGGGGTGCTGGCACGAAAGCCTCATTTCCGGCCCTTGCGCTCCGGCAGCTTCTTCGTAGACTTGCCGTGCTCCGCCCGCACGAACTCCTTCCCGACCTTTTTCGGGATGCCGATCTTCGAGCGGCCCTCGGCCGCCGCGTGCATGGCACGGTTCTGCGCCTTCGATTTCATCGGCATGGCGACCTCCTAGCGCTCGCGCGGCGTGCGCTTACGCGCCGGCCGCTTCGGGGGTGCCGCGTCGCCCTTCTCGGTCGGCGTTGCGCGCTTCATCGGCGCGTTGCCGGCGGCGCGCTTCTGCTGCTTGTGGGCTCGGGAGTTAGCGGGCATGGTCAGTCCTCATTTTTCCAATCCCCGTCGGCGTCAAGGTGCGCCGGCGGCCAGCCGCGCGTCGAAACCATGACCACGCGGTACAAGCGCGAAACGATCTGCGTCGCGATGAGCGCGAGCAGAACCGTCAAGATCGGGTGGGCGTCCATGAATTCGTAGCCGTTCATCCCAAACCTCACACCAGGTCCGACACGTCATCGGCCGGCGCGCCGCCGACCACCTCGTGCGCATCGACGTCGACTGCCTCGTCGTTGCGCATCGCCTTCTGCTGGATCGCCGCCTCGCGCAGCTTGTCCGCGATGCGCTCCAGCGCCGACATCTCCGGGTTCTCGTCCTCCTCGGGCGCCTTGCGCAGCGCCGCGCGCTTGTCGAAGAGCACGCCGGTGATGATCGCGAGGTCGCGCGCGGGCACGGGCACGTTCTCCACCTCGGTGCGCGCGTGCTCGCCGCGGCCGACCACGATCACCTTTCGGTCGCCGTGCTCGATCCGTTCCTCGAGCTGTTCAAGCGACCGATCGAGGATCTTCGTGATGCGCGCATCGAGCCCCTTGTCGCGGTCCCGGCGCAACTGCCGAATTGCCTTCTCGAACCACGCGGCCTTCACCCACTTCTGCGCCGTGATCCGATGTACGCCCGCGATCGCGGCGGACTCGTTCTGCTTGCCGGTCTCGAAGTACGCGGCGACGAACGCGTCGCGCCGTTCCTCGTCGGGCTCGGTATCGATCGGCTGACCTGCGATGGCGTTGCGTGGTTTATTCATGGACTTTCTTAGGATTGCGAAACATCATAAGCACACGCGTACCCCAAACCCAAGCTTTCGATTTTTCATGGATCAGCCCAAAGACATCTCGCACTGCCACTTCCGTCTGCACGACGGCCTCTGGCATTGCGAGCACACGCAGTTCGCGGTTGTCGGCACCGGCGAAACCGTTGGCGACGCGTACCGCACTTTCCTTGCCGCCGTGCGCGGCGTTCACCCCAGGAGCCCACAATGTCCGACCTCTTGACCCCCGATACCTCCGCCTCCCCGATCGCGCCCGACGCGGGAAACGCAGTTGCCGCCGATGCGGCGGCGCCCTCGACGCTGGCCTCTTCGCCTACTGCTGCCGATGCTGTCTCGACTGGCGGCGCGACGGATTCCCTCCCCTCGACGCCGGCGGCACCCGAGACGATCCCCGCGGCTGGCCCTGGTGAGCCGGTCGACGCCGCGCAGTTCGTGCGGCCCGTCGACACGCCCGACATGGCAGCCGAGGCGGTCGCGCTGGGGGAAGACGCTGCGCCGCCTGCGGACGGCGCTGCCGCAAGCGATACGGCCTCGTCTGCGAGCCCTGCCTCGCCCGACTCCGACACCGCGGCCGCCCAAAGTGACGCGCCGCCGGCCGACGAGGCGCCGCACTCGACGCTCGACCTCCTCGAGCAACTGCCGGCCGAAGTGGTCGGCGTCGTGCACGCGATCCTGTCGCACGTCGAGACCGAGCTCGTCGACGTGTCGATCAGCCTCGGCCTGGTGAAGCTGGCGGGTTTGAAGGAGGCGCTAGCCGCGAAGCTCTGATCGCGCGTTGCGCGTCGGTGTCGGCCCCGCTTCGGCGGGGCGAGATCGCAGCCAAAAAACGAGAAAGCCCCGAAAGGGGCTTATCTTTTTCTGATGCGAATTTTGAAAAGAAAAATGCCGAGGTGGGCCGCTAGAAATACCGGTGACGCAATTGCGATAACCAACGCAAAAATTACGTCCCCAACAGTGATTGTTTGGCCGTCGCAGGCAACCACCAGCCAGTAAATCAGCCCGACGATGTACCACGTCGACCAAAATATGATGACAGATGCCATTTCATCCCCAAGTATGTGAGAGTGACCGGTGCTGATCTCCGGCATGGACTCATGTCGATTACAGGGGCTCGTGGGTCCGTGACGCCCTCGTAGCGCATCAGCCTGCGCATTCACTCTCACGAGGAAAATCTAGCACGCGCGTCGCCGTTTTTCCTAGGGATGAATCTCGCGGGCGGATCGTTGGACACTGCGCGCTGCGGATTGGGCTGAACGCGTAAAATATTGCGCGTATGCCCTTTGCAGGTCCCTTTGAGCCTGAGCGCGCGTCGGAAACAGGGTAGTAACCGTTACCTTACGCCGCGATTTACCCCCTCCCGGTCGGGAAACAATTACAAACCTTACGAAATCCCGCAATGCGGGATGAAACCGGCGGCACACGCGACCGGAATGCGATCATGTCCATTATGTCAAATGATTGTGCGCCGCACCAACTCAACAAAATCAATGAGGTACGTGCGTTTCGCGATTCAGAGGGGGAGTTATCAGCATTTGTGCAATGCAGCAACAGGCAAATCGCAGTCGAAAATGGGTGCGCGAGGCGGCCTAATCGTCTGACGAAAAGCACGCCGCGCGGCCCGAAATCAGCCCTTCTCGCAGGGCTCTTTTAAATGGTCGTTTAACATAGCGAGAGACCCACCTCCACTCACCCAATACCTCGAGCGACGCCCGCATCGCGGACACTCCTGAAGCTTGTACCGCCGCAGGTCATCGCCCGGGCGCATGTCGCCCACCGTCAGCGGGAAGCCCGGCAGCTTCGCCAGCTTGATGGCCGCGCGCACCGGGATCCGGCCGCGCTGCGCCCATTTCGTTCCGTTGTGGTGCGACTCGCCGATGCTCCTGGCGAGCGCAGAGGCGCTCCCAGCCCATTCGATCGCGACGAGCAGTGCGCGGGCTTCCAGCGCCGCGCAGAACTCGTCAGCGGCCTTGCGCAGGTCGCCCTTGGCCATGGCTCACCTCGCGTACCGGATGGCGCTGGGCGTCGATCTCGTCGGCCAGCGCAAGCAAGGAGCGCTCGACGAGCGCCTCGACAGTTAGCCCCAGCGCACGCGCTTCGCGTTGAAGCCGGGCGTAGAGGGCGGGGGAAATTCCAGTTTTCATTTTGCACTCCTGAACGAACATGTAAAAAATTGCGTCTAACCTCGAACGCACCAACCTGCGAAAAACTGCGGACTCACAACCCTCTCCAACCTCACCACCCCTCACTACCTATTTCCTCTGTTTCTCCAAATACGACCTTTTATCGCACCTGTTATTAGTTACTAAATCAGTGGAGAGGTAGTGAGGAATCACGGAAAGTACCGCCGCTCAAGCCTCTACGCCTCACTACCTAGGTGGTGAGAGGTAGTGAGAGGTGGTGAGGAGGTGGTGAGGAGATACGCGCCCACACCCAAGCACTACGCTTCTCAATCCACTTCGATACCCGCTCGTAACCCAAAGCACGCAGACATTTACCAATTCGCATTTCTTCGCGCCTTCCTAACGAGCGTGCTTCGATCTTCAACGCACCGCGCGCCACGTCACAAATGCGCAAAAAATCGCACGTTGCATTCGTCTCGCCGCTCTCTGCGAAGTCCTGCGGGGCATCGAGCCAGTCGCTAATGAGCTGCGTCCACTCGTCCTGAATCTTGTGCCTGCCGTGCACCTCGCGCGCCAGCCGCTCGGCGTCCTGCCAGGCGATGCCCTCGACGATGAATGCGTCACGCGCCTCCGCCCAGAGCTGCAGCCGGTCGCGCGCGACCGCGTCGGCGTCGCACTGCCCTACCTCCACCGGCAGCCACCGGCGCTCGCCGGTGTCATCGTCGAGGAACTGCAGCTGGTTGGAGGTGCCGATGAACACGGAGCGGCGCGGGAACGTCGTGCCGAACTCCTCGTACTTCGGAATCCAGCTCTCATCCGTCCGGCTGATGAACGCCTTGATCGCCTCGGCGTCGCGCGAGTGCAGGCCGCGCAGCTCGCCCAGTTCGATCACCAGCTTGCCGCGCATCTGTCGGCTGGTGTCCGCGTCACGGTCGGCGAGGTTCATCTCGGAGAAGAACTCGCGCGCCGGGCTGATCGCCTTCACGCTGCGCGTCTTGCCGACGCCCTGCCCGCCGATCAGCACGGGCACCATGGGCGCCTCGCACCCGGGCTCCAGCACGCGGCCTGCGAGCGCCGTCCAGAGGTACCGGCTGACGGCCCGGGTGTATGGCGTGTCGGCCGCGCCGAGGTAGTCGCGCAGGAACGTATCGATGCGCGGCGCGCCGTCGTGCCGGAGCGTCTCGAGCCACGTGATCGCCGTGTCGAACCGGTTCTCCTTGGCGATCAGCGCGATCGCGTCGCGCGCGAGCTCCTTGCTCAGGCGCTTGAACCCGCACCGCTCCATCTGGATGCGGATCGCGGAGACATCCTGGTCCTCGAATGCGCGCCAGCCGCCCGTCCCGCGCTCGGCCAGCATCATCTCGGCGCGGAACGTGTCGTAGCGGATGTCGAAGCCGATCTCGTACGGATCGCGCACCGCCTTCGCCGCGTTGTCCAGGGTCGCCTCGATCTTGCCCTGCTTGTCCCGCACGTAGCGCGGCCGCTCGTGCTCCGCCGCGCTCCCGGCAGGCGCCACGACGACGTCGAACTCCTCGGCCGCAGTCTCGGCGTAGCCGACCGCCTCAAGGAACTCGCCGTCGCCGCGCCCGGTGCAGTGCCCGTGCAGGCATTTGAAGTGCCCGCGGTCGTAGCCGTTCGTGCCCGCCGGGAACCAGACCGTCGATCCGTCACCGGCCTCGCCCGTCGTGTGCTCGTGCTGCCACGGGCACGCCAGCTGCAGCGCGCCGTCGCGGTCCTCGCCGAGCACGAGCCCCTCGCTCCGCAGCCAGTCGGCAACCGGATCCGGTGTCGCGACGCTGGGCCCGCGCTGCCGCGGCGCGAGCGCGTCGCCCTGCGCCACCGGCTCGACCGCGAACTGCGCGGCCAGCGCCGACCAGAGCGCCTCGAACTCGTCGACGCTCAGCTCGGGCAGCGCGGCCGGCAGGCCGCCGCGCCACTCGTACCGCGCGCCGCTGGGATGCAGGCCGGCCGCGACGAACTGCTGGCCGGTCGCGAGGAACTCGATCACCCCGCCCTCGACGACGAGCTTGCGCTTCGCGAATCCACCCGGCATGTGGAAAGCCAGCAGCACCTTGCCCGAGTTCGCGCGGAACCGCGTCGGCAGGTCGTAGCCGAGCCAGAGCGCGATGAAGTCGGTGATCGCGCGCGCGGCCGCATCGTCCGGCACGTCGATGTCCAGCGCGCGCGCCGCGCGCGTCTGGATGCAGATGCCATAGTCCGGCTCATCGGCCCAGCGCGCGAGCTCGTCGTCGCTCGCCGCGTAGCCCGTCCAGCCGGCGATGCCAACGACCTGGCGCGCAGCGTTGTACCGGCTCGGCGTCTTGCCGAGATCGCGCAGCTTGCTGTCGGGCGAGACCTCGGCCGCGGTGTTGGAGACGACCGGCAGCAGGTCGAGCCCGAGGCCGAGTACGAGATCGAAGTGCAGCCAGTCGGCCGGAGTCGCGCCGCAGCGGTCCTCAACTTGATGGGCGTCCAAACCGCCTCCTACTTCATCGTATGGCGATGGATACCGGTGATACCGTTAGGTAACTGCGGCGTCTCATCGGCCGGCTGCAGAAACTCCGAACCGGCTGCGCCGGATGCCTTGATGAAGTCGACCTCAACTTTGGCCGAATCGACGAGAACACGGGCGACATCCGCGACTGCCCGCGCACGATCAACGTCCATCGGATTTTGCCGATCACGGAGATCCGCCAAGGTGTCGAGCAGATGTTGCCGAACGGTTGTGATGTTGTTCGTGCTCATGATTGCTTCTCCTTTGCCTCACGGGCGATACGGTTGACTTGGCGCGTGATCGCACCTTTCAGTTGTACGAGCTTGCCAAGCTCAGGATGCTGGTTGGACCAGTGATTGCGCCGCGCAAGATCAGCGCGGTGAACGAGTTCGAGAATCTCGGGGACGATCTCCGCAGCGACAGCGGTACGCCGTCCCGGAAGAAAACAGACGACATAGCCTTTCGGGATCGATCCGTATGCGGATTGCCAAACGAGCCGATGGACCGTGACCCAGCGCCGTTGTGCCGGGTTGTCATCATTGACCTTCCGTTCGAGATAGCCTTCGCTGTTGATTCGCTCGGTTCCAATCGGCTGATAGCGCGACGCAGCGATCCCGTTGCGATCGCCTTTCCTGAACTGGGTGGCGCGACAGTTCGGGTGGTGGCCAGTGGCGCCCTTCTTCCCCTTGTTCCAGGTCTGGTGTCCGGGTTTGAACCGCGTTTCAGGTGAAATCGACGTGCCGTGCTTCAACCGGCCGCTCGCATCGGATTCGAGGAAGGCCGAGGACTTCTTCAAATCGAGCCGGTGTGCTTTGCTGTACACCAGACGCAATGGAATGCCGAGCGCTGCTGCAACATCGTCGGATCGCTGATAGGGGTAGTGCTGACGCAGATATTCGACTTCCTCGTCAGTCCACATGTGGAGTGCGCCCATTGCGGGTTCTCCTTGCGTTTAAGCGAAAAACTACCCCCCGCCCATGGCAAGATTGCGCATCGACGACATGAAAGGAGGTAGGTATGAATTTCGAAGATGGAACCCAACGGACGGCCGAACCGCCGATGTGGGCCTTGATAAGCGATTTAGAGTCGCTGGCGGATCACGCTCGATCAAAAGACACCGAACTGTTGATCAAGGCGCTCAGTCTGCACGCCAAGATCATCGCCGCGGCTCTGCGAACAGCGGGCGGCGACCGCGGGTAATGTGCAGTTCCGACGGTTCGACGCAGGCGCATCACGCCACCGACTGGAATTCGTTCAGTTCGATGACTGCGCGGCGCAGACGCTCGACCAGGCTGTAGCGCGGGTCTTTGTGCTGACCGTTCAAGATACGGCAGACGGTCGGTTGCGTCGTCTCAATCGTCGCGGCGATTTTGAGCTGCGACCAGCCCGCCTTCATCAGGCTGCGAACGAGTTGTTCGGGGGTCTGGGAATAGACGGCGGGGATCTGATGCATTGCTGGCTCCGGCGCATAACAGTGTCGAAACCATCCTATGCGATATCGCATAGCAATGCAATATTCGGGTAAGCCCTTGCAACGTATTATGCGCTGCCGTATTATTTGCGTATGAACCGACTCCAGCTCAATCTCGCGTACCTCATCGCGAAGGCCGACACGAACCCAAACGCGTTGTCGCAGAAGACCAATGTGCCGCAGTCAACGATCCAACGTGCGTTGCGCGGAACGACCAAGCAGCCCCGTCTCGACACGATAGAGCCGTTGGCGAAGTATTTCGGCGTGTCGCTTCACGATCTACTTAACGAGGACCTGCAGGCTCGCGATGCTGCGGGGTCTGGCGACGGACAGCCCTTCGCCAGCATCGATTCCGCTCAGGCTCTTTCCTCATTTATCGCCGCCCCAGTTAGGCGGCCAGGTCAGCACCCGTTCCTGCCATTGCCTGAAATCGAGGGGCTGAGGCCCGAACTTTCGGTTCACTTAAACCAACGGATAGACTTGTGTGGGAGGCCCACGCGTGTCGATTACCTATCAGATACGTTGGCCGTAGACCTATCCAGGCTTACTGTTGATTCTCACAATGTTCAACAGAGTATTCCGATGTTTCCGTTGTTGACCCGACGATTGTGGAACCTGTCGACACTTCGTCTTCTTACACGGGACTCACACGCTTCTCGCCAGTACTACGTGCTGGTTCATTTCGAGGATCGCAAGACGGGTGAGATAGTTGCCGATGTTGGTGCGGACCCGTCAGCGAAAAGAATCCTGACCGCCCTCCAACGACAAGCGACACTGCACGGCATTCATCTTGTTTTTCAGGAGCCAGCCCTCGCTGCTCCGTTGATCGAAGACATTGAGCTGGGTCTGGATCTCATCGATCCGGATTTCCTAGACCTAGGAGATGACCTAGCTGAGTGATTCAGGCCCGCTTTACGCGGGCTTTTTTGCGCCTCAAATTATGCGTTAGCGCATTGCTTTGCATAATGCAGCTACGTATTATGCGTTTCACCTGCATAACGCAGGCGGAGACCAGCCAATGAGCGCAACCCCCATCCTCCCCGGACGCCTGTATAGCGTCCGCTGCACCGCCGGCAAGATCACCGTGATCGCCGGCAATCCGTGCGACGCCATCTGCATCGCTCTCGAACTGCTCGGGAGCGCGGCATGATCACCACCCACTTCATGTACGGCTTCCTCGCTGGCGTCGGCACGACGCTCTGCGTGCTGACCGCTGTCGTGCTGCTCGCGATGCGCGGCCTGCACGCGAACGAGGAGTGATCATGCGCCAACACACCTACCACGACTTCCAATACGGCGTCGTCCACTGTGTTGACTACGTCACGTCGACGGGCCATCGCATCCATGAGCGTTTCGAGACCATCGAGTACGCCGACATCGTCTGGTGCTGACCATGACGTGGCACATCTTCTACAGCCGGGGCTTTTGGCGCTGCACGCGCGGCAAGCTCACGTGCTTCAACCCTTTTGATAACACTCCGTATGGGGCCTTTGCGCGTTGGGTCACGTATTGGGGTACCGCTGCAGAACGCAAGGCCCACCTTGGGGGATCCGTATGCTGACCGTTGACTACCTGTCGCGGCTCAGCGACCGCGAACTCCTGACCGTGCTCCACACCGAGCGCGACTCGCTCACCGTCACGCCCGCCGAGCTCGCGCTGTTCGCGCGCCTCGAAGCCATCGTCGATTCGGGCCTGCTGGACCTCGAGCCCGTGCTCGACGAGTTCGGCGCCAGCGCCGCGGACGTCAAGAACCTGCTCGACGCCGGGATCACCGATACGGAAACGACGATCGGGCTGCTGAAGGAGATCGGCGAGCACGGCATCGAGAACGCGCTGCAGCTGCGTCACGACCTCGAATTCACTCGCAAGTTCTTTGCCCTCGTCGAAGACGCGGGTGAAGTGTTCACCCGCCTCGCTGCTTTCTTGCAGCCTACCAATCAGGAGTCCTGATCCATGAGTATCGAGAAAACCATCGCCGAGAATACCGCCGCCGTCATCAAGCTGACGGAGACGCTGCTCGCGCTGAACTTGCAACCGGCCGCCGCGCAGCCGGAGGGCGAAGCCGCAAAAAAGCCGGATGCGTCGACGGAGGCTGCTGCGCGTACCCCGCGTACTGCGGTGGCTGGCGATGCGTCCGACAAGAAGGACGCGAACTCCGACGGCGGTGCGTCGCCTGCGGACGAACCGGCGGCGCAGACCGCGTCGGATGCTGACGAGGCTCCGGTCACGTACGAGCAGGCATCGGCTGCAGTGACCAGCTTGGCGAAGACGAAGGGCCGCGCGGTCGCGATCGACGTGCTGAAGAAGTTCGGCGCGTCGAAGCTGCCTGAAGTGAAGCCGGAGCAGTTCGCCGCGCTGATCAAAGCGTGCGCGGAGGCCTGACATGGACGACACGACCATCCACGCCTACAAGGGCTTCGACAAGGACCTGCGCTGCCGCGACTTCCAGTACGAGGTCGGCAAGACGTACGAGCACGAAGGACGCGTCGAAGCGTGCTCGTCGGGCTTCCATGCATGCGAGAACCCGCTCGACACCTGGGCGTACTACCCCGTTCACCAGTCGCGTTTCTGCAGGGTCACGCTGTCGGGCAGCGTGAGCCGCGATGGCGACGACAGCAAGGTCGCAGCCGCGAAGATCACGCTCGACGCTGAGATCGGCATGCCGGGCATCATCACGGCTGCCGTGCAGTACATGCTAGGTCTGGTAAAGGACGCGTTCGCGACGCCGTCGGAGGTGGATGCTCCGACCGAGGGCGATGCCAGCGGCTACTCCGCGCAGATCGGCTCCAGCGGCGACTCCGCGCAGATCGGCTCCAGCGGCTACTCCGCGCAGATCGGCTCCAGCGGCGACTCCGCGCAGATCGGCTCCAGCGGCAACTACGCGCAGATCGGCTCCAGCGGCAACTACGCGCAGATCGGCTCCAGCGGCAACTACGCGCAGATCGGCTCCAGCGGCTACTCCGCGCGGATCGGCTCCAGCGGCAACTACGCGCAGATCGGCTCCAGCGGCAACTCCGCGCGGATCGGCTCCAGCGGCAACTCCGCGCAGATCGGCTCCAGCGGCTACTCCGCGCGGATCGGCTCCAGCGGCAACTCCGCGCAGATCGGCTCCAGCGGCAACTACGCGCAGATCGGCTCCAGCGGCAACTCCGCGCAGATCGGCTCCAGCGGCAACTCCGCGCAGATCGGCTCCAGCGGCTACTCCGCGCGGATCGGCTCCAGCGGCAACTCCGCGCAGATCGGCTCCAGCGGCTACTCCGCGCGGATCGGCTCCAGCGGCAACTCCGCGCAGATCGGCTCCAGCGGCAACTACGCGCAGATCGGCTCCAGCGGCAACTACGCGCAGATCGGCTCCAGCGGCAACTCCGCGCGGATCGGCTCCAGCGGCAACTCCGCGCGGATCGGCTCCAGCGGCTACTCCGCGCGGATCGGCTCCAGCGGCAACTACGCGCGGATCGACGCGACGGGTGAAAACTGCGTTGTCGCGGTCGCAGGTCTCGGCGCGAAGTTCAAGGTTGCCAAGGGCGGTTCGGTGTCGATCGCGTATCAGGACGCGAACGAACGCGTGCGTTTCGCCGTCGGCTACGAAGGCGAAGGTCTGGTGGCCGACACCTGGTATCGCGTCGACAGCGCCGGCCAGTTCGTCGAGGTGTCGGAATGAGCGCGCACGCCCTCCTCTCCCCCAGCGCGGCGCATCGCTGGCTCGCGTGCTCGGGCAGTGTCGCGCTCGAATCCGTAATGCCGGACACGTCCAGCGAGTTCGCCGACGAAGGCACGGCCGCGCACTTTCTCGCAGCCGAGTGCTTGGCGCTCGACGAGAACCCGACTGAGTCGATCGGCCGCGTGATTGCCGTCGGCGAAGAAGGCGCGTTTTGGCACGACAACGAGCAGAACGTGCGCCTTTTCGAGGTCGACGACGAGATGGCCCTGCAGGTCGGCAAATACCTCGCGTTCGTCCGATCCATCGGCGGCGAGCTGATGATCGAGCAGCGCCTCGACATTTCGACGTTCACCGGCGAGCTCGACGCGCACGGCACTTCGGACGCCGTCATTCTGGCGGGCACCGAGCTGATCGTCGCCGACCTGAAATACGGCCGGGGTGTGAAAGTCGACGCCGATCACAACGAGCAGCTGATGCTGTACGCGGCTGCCGCGTTGCAGGAATTCGAGATCGTTGCGGATTTTGAGCAGGTGCGGCTCGCGATCATCCAGCCGCGGCTCGACCACATCTCGGAGTGGACGATCTCGGTGCGCGACCTGCGCAGCTTTGCGCAGGACGTGAAGCCGCGCGCCGACCGTTGCATGGCCGGGCTCGAGTACTTCCGTAAGTACAACGAGATCCACGAGCACTACCTCGCGCCTGGCGCCGATCAGTGCCGGTTCTGCAAGGCGGAGGCGACCTGCCCGGCACTCGCGGCGCGCGTACAGGCCGAGGTCGGCAGCGACTTCGAGAACATCGCCACGTTCACGCAGAGCCCCGAGCAGCACGCCATGACACTGAAGGCGCTGACGCCGACCACCGCCGAGGATCTCGGCACCGCGATGCGCGCGCTCGACCTCATCGAAGGCTGGTGCAAGGCCGTGCGGGCTCGCGCGGAGACGGAGCTGCTCGCCGGCCGGCCGGTGCCGGGGTTCAAGCTCGTCGAGGGGCGCCGCGGCGCGCGCCGCTGGTCGAACGAAGACGACGCCGAGCAGGCGCTGAAGGGCATGCGGCTGAAGGTCGAGGAGATGTACGACCTGAAGCTGATCTCGCCGACGTCCGCCGAGAAGCTGCACAAGGCCGGCGCGATCGGCCCGCGCCAATGGCCGAAGCTTCAGCAGCTCATCACCCAGTCGGAGGGCTCGCCGAGCGTGGCGCCGGAGTCCGACAAGCGCCCTGCGCTCGTCGTGCAGGCCGACGCGGGCGAGTTCCACGACGAATCGAGTGCAGAGGATCTCGTATGAAACAGGTCCGCGCCCGCGTGCTGCCCGACGACGCTGCCGAATTGCTGCAGCGGGCAGCGCAAACCCCCCGTTCCATGTCCTGCCGGCCGTACTCGCCGGAGTGCGCTCGCGCGCGCGCCGTCGATAGCGCGGTCGCGCGGGTCAAGGAGCAGTACCCCCATTACTTCCGGAGTGAAACCGCATGAAAATCAAGCTCAGCAACGTCCGCCTCGCATTCCCGCAACTGTTCGAGGCAAAGACCGTCAACGGCGAAGGCAAGCCGGCATTCTCGGCCGCCTTCCTCATCGATCCGGCCGACCCGCAGGTGAAGGAACTGAACGCCGCGATCGACCAGGTCGCGAAGGACAAGTGGGGCGCCAAGGCCGACGCGATCCTGAAGCAGATGCGCGCGCAGGACAAAATCGCGCTGCACGACGGCGACCTGAAGTCCAACTACGACGGCTTCCCGGGCAACCTGTTCGTATCGTCGCGCTCGGCCACGCGCCCGCTCGTCATCGACAAGGACAAGACCCCGCTCACCGAGCAGGACGGCAAGCCGTACGCCGGCTGCTACGTGAACGCGAGCGTCGAACTCTGGGCGCAAGACAACTCGTTCGGCAAGCGCGTGAACGCGAGCCTGCGCGGCGTGCAGTTCCTGCGCGACGGTGACGCGTTCGCGGGCGGCGGCGCGGCCAGCGAAGACGAGTTCGACGAAATCACCGACGGCGCGGACGCCGGCGACCTCGTGTAACCCGACGTGCGTCGCCGCTGGCGCGGTGACGCACGTTCATTTCGGATTCCTACCTACTTCCATGTCATTTTTCGACGATAACGAAGACGCGATTATCCACGGGCGCGGTCGGTCGGTTGGTCCGAGGTCGACATCGTGCAATCGGTGCGGGAAGACCGGATTGCGCTGGGAAGACGACGGCGACGGAAACTGGGTGCTCCTCGAAGGAAAGTGCAAGGTTCACAAATGCGATATGGGCCGCGCGGCGCTTGATGACTTCGAGGTGATTCAGTGAATCGCCTTTGGGTTGACCTCGAAACCTACAGCGAAGTGCCGATCCAGAACGGCACGCACGCGTACGCCGAGGGCGTCGAGATCCTGCTCTTCGCCTGGGCGATCGACGATGGCCCGGTGTCCGTGTGGGACTGCACGACCGGCGCGCCCATACCGCCCGCACTGCGCGCGGCGCTCGACGATCCCGACGTGCTGCTTTTCGCGCACAACTCGCACTTCGACCGCACCGTCCTGCGCCACGCCGGCTACGACCTGCCGATCGAACGCTGGCGCGACACCATGGTGCAGGCCTACGCACATTCGCTGCCCGGCGCGCTGGGCGACCTGTGCGAGATCCTGAAGGTGCCGGTCGACAAGGCGAAGGACAAGGACGGCCGCCGGCTGATCCTGCTGTTCTGCAAGCCGCAGCCGGCAAACCAGACGATCCGCCGTCACGACCGCCACACGCGGCCGGCCGACTGGGCGAAGTTCGTCGAGTATGCAGGCCTCGACATCGAAGCGATGCGTGAGGTGCACATGCGTCTGCCGGAGTGGAACTACACCGGCGACGAGCTCGCACTCTGGCATCTCGACCAGCAGATCAACGACCGCGGCGTACAGGTCGACGTGGACTTGACGCACGCGGCGATCGACGCCGTCGAAGCTGCGAAGAAGGTGCTCGCCGCGCGTACGCAGCACCTCACCGACGGTGCAGTGCAGGCCGCGACGCAGCGCGACGCCCTGCTCCGGCATCTGCTGGAGGCACACGGCGTTGATCTGCCCGATCTGCAGCAGAGCACGCTCGAGCGGCGCATCAACGACGCCAGTCTGCCGATCGAGCTGCGCGAGCTGCTCGCGATCCGCCTGCAGGCCAGCACGACCAGCACGAGCAAGTACAAGACGCTCGCCAAGGGCGTGAGCCGCGACGGCCGACTGCGCGGCACGCTCCAGTTCGACGGCGCGTCGCGCACGGGTCGGTGGGCGGGCCGGCTGTTCCAGCCGCAGAACCTGCCGCGCCCGTCGCTCAAGCAAAAGCAGATCGACAGCGGCATCGACGCGCTGCTCGCCGGCTGCGCCGATCTGGTCTTCGATGACGTGATGCAGATCACCAGCAACGCGATCCGCGGCTGCATTGTCGCGCCGCGCGGCCGCAAGCTGGTCGTGGCCGACCTGTCGAACATCGAAGGCCGCGTCATCGCGTGGATCGCTGGCGAGCGCTGGAAGCTCGACAAGTTCCGCGACTTCGACGCGGGCACCGGGCACGACCTCTACGCAGTCTCGTACGCGGCCGCGTTCGCCACGACGCCCGAAGTCGTGATGGAGAACAAGAAGTCCGGCGATGGCCTGATGCGCCAGATCGGCAAGGTCATGGAGCTGATGCTCGGCTATGAGGGCGGCGTCGGCGCATTCCTGACGGGCGCAGCGACATACGGCATCGATCTCGACGCGATGGCCGAGGCCGCGTGGCCGAGCATCCCCGACGACGTGCTCGAGGAGGCGCGCGACTTCCTCGAATGGCGCCGCCTGAAGAATCTCGGCCAGTTCGGTCTCGCCGACAAGACCTTCATCGTCTGCGACGCGCTGAAGCGGCTCTGGCGCCGTGCGCATCCCGAGATCACATCGTTTTGGGCTGATCTGCAGGACGCGGCAGTCGCCGCCACGCAGATACCGGGCCGCACGCTGACGTGCCGCACGCTGAAGCTGCGCCGCGACGGCGCATGGCTGCGCATCCGTCTGCCGTCCGGCCGGTTCCTCTGCTACCCGGGCCCGCAGGTCGATGGCTCCGGGAAGCTCAGCTACATGGGCGTCAACCAGTACAGCCGGAAGTGGTCGCGGCTGAAGACCTACGGCGGGAAGCTCGCGGAAAACGTCACGCAGGCGATCGCGCGCGACGTGCTGGCCGCGCCCATGCCGACGATCGAGCTCTCGGGCTACGACATCGTCCTGTCGGTGCACGACGAGCTGATCACCGAGACCCCCGACGCCCCCGAATTCAACTCCGATCGCCTCGCCGACCTGATGGTCGTCGCGCCGGCGTGGGCGGCCGGCTTGCCGCTCGCGGCCGCCGGCTTCGAGGCTTACCGCTACAGGAAGGACTGATCATGCGCGAAAGCGACATCGAAAATTACCTCGTCGCGCGCGTGAAAGCGCTCGGCGGCGAGGTCCGCAAGGTGAAGTGGATCGGCCGGCGCGGCGCGCCGGATCGGATCGTGATGCTGCCAGCGCGCGGCAAGTGCCCGACGGCCGCTGAAGTCTTGCGATACCGTGACGAGCACTGCTGCCGGATGGAGGACGCGAAGCGCGCGCTCGATCAGCGCCGCGCGCCGCTGACTGTCTGGGTCGAGCTGAAGGCGCCCGGCGTGCCGCCGGAAGCGCACCAGGTGCGCGAGCACGAGCGCATGCGCGCCGCCGGCCAGTACGTCGAGGTCGTGGATTCCTTCTCGCGGGTCGACGAGGTGCTGGCATGAAGAAGCTCAGCACGCTCGAACACGAGATCGAGGACCGCCTCGTACTCGGCCTTGCGCAGGCCGGCCACCTCTGCCTGAAGTTCATCTCGCCCGGCTTCCCGGGCGTGCCCGACCGCATCGTCCTGACGGCCGACGGCCGCGTGTTCTTCATCGAGTGCAAGGCGCCGAACATGCCGCTGCGCCGCACGCAGCCGGCGGTGCTGGAGCTGCTCCGCAAGATGGGGCATCGCGTCGAGGTGATCGACACGTTCGCCCAGGTCGAGCAAATCCTTGCGGAGGTGTGCGCGTGAAGCCGCTCCTCTATCTGCTCGCCTGCGTCGGCGCGGTCGCCATGACGCTTTGCCTCGCCAGCACTCTCGGTATCGGCCATTTCCGCCTGTACCACGGCCTGACGCCGATCGAGTGCCATGCGTTCACCCCGCGCGCGTACCAGCACGCGATCATCGACCACTTGCTCGACACGCCGCGCGGCGCTGCGTGGGCCGGCATGGGGATGGGCAAGAGCGTGTCGACGCTGACCGCGCTCGACATCCTCGAACTGGTCGAGCCGGGCCCGACGCTCGTGCTCGCGCCGCTGCGCGTCGCGGCGAGCACCTGGCCGGACGAGGCCGCAAAGTGGGACCACCTTCGGAACATCGAGGTATCGGCCGTGGTCGGCACGCCCGACCAGCGCCGCGCCGCGCTCGCGCGACCGGCGTCCGTCTACACGACGAACTACGACAACCTGCCGTGGCTGGTCGAGACGTACGGCGAGCGCTGGCCGTTCCGCAAGATCGTCGCCGACGAGTCGACGAAGCTGAAGTCGTTTCGGTTGCGCCAAGGCGGCAAGCGCGCGCAGCAGCTCGCGCGCGTCGCGCACTCGCGCGCAAACCGCTTCATCGAGCTCACCGGCACGCCCAGCCCGAACGGCCTGCAGGATCTCTGGGGCCAGTCGTGGTTCCTCGACCGCGGCGTGCGGCTCGGCCGCAGCTTCGATGCGTTCCGGCAGCGCTGGTTTCAGACGATTCAGGTCGGCGCCGATCGCAACGCGACGCAGCTCAAGCCGCTGCCACACGCGCAGGCCGAGATCGAGGAGCGCATGCGCGACCTCTGTCTGTCGCTCGATGCGCGCGACTACTTCGACATTGATGAGCCGATCGTCAACGTGATCCGCGTCGAGCTGCCCCCCAAGGCCCGCGCGATGTACCGCGCGATGGAGCGCGAAATGTTCCTCGCGCTCGACACGGGCCACAAGATCGAGGCATTCAGCGCAGCGAGCCGCACGATGAAGTGCCTGCAGCTCGCCAACGGCGCGGTGTACACCGACGAGCGCGGCGAGCAGTGGGCCGAGGTTCACGACGGGAAACTCCAGGCGCTGGAATCGATCGTCGAGGAAGCCGCCGGCATGCCGGTGCTCGTCGCGTACCACTTCAAATCCGACCTCGCGCGGCTGATGCGCGCGTTCCCGCGCGGCCGCGCGCTCGATCAGGACCCGCAGACGATCCGCGACTGGAACGCCGGCAAGATCCCGATCATGTTCGCCCACCCCGCCAGCGCCGGCCACGGCCTGAACCTGCAGGACGGGGGCAACATCCTTGCCGTGTTCGGCCACTGGTGGGATCTGGAGCAGTACTTGCAGATCGTCGAGCGGATCGGCCCGACGCGCCAGAAGCAAGCCGGCCACGACCGGCCCGTGTTCATCCACCACATCATCGCGCACGACACGATCGACGAGCTGGTACTCGAGCGACGCGAGAGCAAGCGGGAAGTGCAGGACCTGCTGCTCTCGGCGATGAAGCGTTCTCATCCTGCTATCGATTAGGACTAGAAATGGCAAGCGACGACGAAATCAAGCAGGCCGAGGCGCGTGCGTACCAGCGCGGCTACGCCGCCGGCCAGCGAAAGAGGAAGTCCGACCGTCAGCGGCAACATGAAGCGCGCGAGCGCCAGGCGTTTCGCGATCGTGCGTTCCTTGCCACATTGCCGGTCGCATTAGCCGCGCAGGGATGGACGCGCAGCGGAAAGTCCATATCGAGCATTGAAGACCGCGTGCGTCTTGCATGGGGCTTCACCAATGAAGCTCTGAAGCAACGAGGTGAGGTGTGACCGACGACCCCGAAACCGCCCTCACCCTGCAGCAGGTCGCGGACCGCCTCCAGCTCTCGTACAGCACCGTATTCGCGATGCGCAAGAAGATCGGATTCCGGCTGCCGGGCTCCCGCCTGTGGCGGGTCTGGCCGGCCCGGCTTGCCGAGCTGACGGAAACGCGTGACAATCCGCACCGGCTATCGCTGCGGGTCGGTATGGAGGATAAATGTCAATCCGCAAAGATAAAAAGTCCGGGTTCTACCATCTCGACATCAGCGCGCCAGACGGCACGCGAATTAGACGCTCTGCTGAAACCCGCGACAAGAAAGCCGCGCAGGAGTACCACGACCGGTTGAAGGCCGACCTCTGGCGGCAGGACAAGCTCGGGGAGAAGGCCGACCGTACGTTCGAGGACGCGGCCGTGCGGTTCCTTCAGCAGTGCGCCGGGCAGCGCGACTACGCCGGCAAGATACGGCACGTGCGGTACTGGCGTGCGCAGTTCGGCGCGACGCCGGTGCGGCTGCTGACGGCCGACAGGATCTTCGACGCGCTGCCGACGCACAAGCTGGTAGACGGTGAACCCAGAAAGCTGCTCGCGCCTGGCACGCGCAACCGCTACGTCAACACCATCCGGCGCATGCTGAACCTGTGCGTCGAGTGGGAGTGGCTGGATCGCGTGCCGAAGCTCCAGCGGTTCGAGGAGCCCGACGTGCGGGTGCGCTGGGAGCCGCCGGCGGTCATCATGGCGATGATCAATGCGTTGCGCCTGCCGTGGATGCGCGACGCCGCGATCGTGGCCGTGGCGACCGGGATGCGTGAGTCCGAGCTGTTCGGCCTGCGCGTCTCGCAGCTCGATCTCGCGCAGTGCAACGCGTGGATCACGCACGAGGGCGCGAAGTCGAAACGCGCGCGGTCAGTGCCGCTGAACGAGGATGCGATGAGCGTGCTCGCGCGGCGGGCCGAGACGGCGACGGATCTCGTTTTCACGCGCGGGTACACGCGCGGCGACGGGCCGCCGAAGCTGATCGGGCAGATCGACAAGCGGGACTTCGCGCAGGCGTGCAAGGCGGCCGGGATGGTCGACTTCAACTGGCACGACCTGCGGCACACCTGGGCGAGCTGGCACGTGCAGCGCGGCACGCCGTTGATGGTGCTGAAGGAACTGGGCGGCTGGGAGACCGTTGCCATGGTGCAGAAGTACGCGCACCTCGCGCCGAGCCATCTGGCTCAGCACGCCGGCAACGTCAAGTTTCTGTCAATGTCGGTCGAGCAGAAACAAAAAGCGCCGCTGTCGGAAGCGGCGCAATCCCTTGCTGCATAA